ATTCTAAAACATTAGGATTCGTATCACACCATTTCATAAAACGTAATTCCCAAGATGATCTATACACAACATCTTGAATATTACCTTTATACTTGGTAGGATCAATAACTCTGTACTTGCCTTTATAGGTTTCTTTATACACGATAAATAATAATAATTAAATAACTATTTAGTATAAAAAGAAAGAATTATGTCTACTAATACAAATCCAGAAAAATATTATAGTACAGTTATGGGGGGTAGTCAACCTTTTAGTGAGGTTGTTAAGAATACAATTGCTGATCCTAACCTTAGAGGAATAGATCCTGTAACTAATAAAGTTATGAGATTTGATAATGAAAATAAGATAGAAAGAAATCAATACAATATTGGTAGTCTTTCATATCCTATAGGTGTTGGTAAGGATGAGGATAAACAACATTTTATTCAATTTTTTATCAATGTGAGAGGTAAGTCTAAGTTTAATAACAAAGAGTCAATAAATGGTACACAAGAAATTTTAGATAAAGTTGATGCTGGTCGCAAAGGTCAAAATGGTTTAGTTGAAAATGATATGGCAATCAAAACTGGAGCAGCTGCAGCAGGATTTATAGCAGGAGGTGGTGCGAGTGTATTTTCTGATGTTACATCTGGTAAACCTACCAAAGCTGTAGCAACGGTTGGAAAAGCTGGTTTAGCAGCAGTTGCAACAAAAAAGTTAACAGACAAAGCAATGGAAAAAGGTTTGATTAACCCAGATATACCTAAAAGATTAAAAGATTCTATTGTATTACATATTCAAGATAAACCAACCACAAATTATTCTGTACAATACAATGAAGATAAGATAGGTTCTTTATTAGGAGGTATAACTGGTTCTGGTAGAGATGTTATGCAAATGGCTAAAGATGTTGCATCTGGAAAGGATGATGCTGCCGGTGGCCTAACTACTGCATTAATAGCAGCTGTATCTTCAAACTTTGGTGCAGCTGGAAGATTATTACAACTTGGTACAAAAACAGTTACTAATGCATTCAGAGAACAATTTTTCGAATCTGTTGATTATAGGACATTTAATTTTAGACACACATTTATGCCCAAAAGTAGGGAAGAAGCAAATAATGTAAGAAACATTATAAGAATGTTTAAGTTTCATATGATGCCAGAAATGGGATTTAAAAATTTATTTTTTATATATCCTTCAGAATTTGAAATAAAATACTACTTCAAAAATCAAGAAAACATATATTTTGATAGAATATCAACTTGTGTATTAGAAGACATGAGTGTAGAATATGGTGGTGATATATTTGCTACTTTTGCTAATGGTAATCCAGTTGAAGTAAATATGTCTCTTAAATTTAAAGAGCTAGAACTAATGACCAAAGAACGTATAAAGGAAGGATTTTAATGTATTTTGAAAAATTCCCAAAGGCTGTATTCACATTAGATAATTATAAATCTGGTCAGATACTACCAAATCTTTTTAAACGTGTAAAATTTGTAAATGAAGTTATAGAAAACTTAGCTTTGTATGATCTCTATACTGTACCTGATGGAGAGACACCAGAAATAACTGCAGATATAATTTATGGTAATCCACAACTACATTGGATAATATTACATACAAATAAAACAATAGATCCACGTTTTGAATGGCCAATGAGTAATTTCTTTTTAAAAAAGTTTGCTGATGGTAAATATGGTAATGCCTCTGCTATTCATCATTATGAAAATGCCTCAGGTAATGTTGTGAATGGAAATGTACAAATTAATGCCAGGGTAATACTGCCTGAGGATATTCAAGATGGAGATGTATTAACAAATAATACTAATAGTGGTACTGCATTTGTAAGAGGTAGTCCTTCAGGGTTTAACCCACTTATAGCAAATATTACAGTTACTGCAGGTGGTTTTCAGTTAAATGATTTTTTATACAACACACGTACCAGTAATACATTGATAGACTCCTCAGGAAACATTCCTTCTGGTAAGATCTTATCAGCAACTGTGCTATCCGGTATTCCTATTACTAATGAAGAGCATGAAGAAAGATTAAATGAAGATAGAAGATTGATTAAAATATTAAGTCCTGAAGCCGTACCGCTGGTTATACAAGAATTTGATTCTTTGATTAAAATATGACAACTGAAACTGAAACACCGTTACAAACAGCAGGTGCTGTTGATATACAGGAATTAACTCTTGTTTCAAAAAACATGGAATTTTTGCAGATAAAAGATTATCTAGCTGAATTGAATATAACAGAAGATTTATATTCACCAACAATGTATGGTAATTTAGTTTTAGTAGATAGCCGCAATCTTATTAAAGAGTTGGATATTACAGGTGAAGAATATTTAATTGTAAAATTTAAGACACCGACTTCAGAATCTTTTATAAGTAAAACTTTTAGAATTTATGCAATAACTGATAGAAAAATAGTTAGAGATTTAAATACACAAACTTATGTATTACAATTTGTATCAAAAGAATTTATTATTAATCAAGTCAAACCAATATACAAGACTTTTTCAGGTAAAATTAGTGAAGTAGTAAAAACGTTGTTTGAATATATTGAAGCAGACCGTACATATATAGTTAATGATAAACAAATAGACAATGAAGGTATTAAATCCGAATTAAATGTTGTTACTGAAACAGAGAATGTTGTAAAGTTTGTTAGTCCTGGATGGACACCATTTAAATGTATAACATGGTGTGCTTCTAAATCAATACCAAAAGATGGTAAAGCATGTAATTTTTTCTTTTTTGAAACTAACAAAACTTTTGTATTTACTAGTATTGAAAACTTATTTGATATTAACAATAAAGGTCAATCACTAACAATTGGTGAATATTTTTATAAACAAAATCAAGTTAAAGGTAATGAAGGACCTGAAAATAAAATGTTTCAAGTAGAAGATTTTAAAGTATTGAAAACTGCTGATCATTTAGAAAATTTAAATAGTGGTTATTTATCTAATAAACTAATTACACTAGATGTCATAAACAAAATATATTCTTCATTTGATTATGATGCTGTTACAGAGTTTGAAACATTCGAACATTCACAAGGTAGTGATTCATCTCCATTATTTGCAAAAGATTCAATTAGAAACCCAAGTACTGATATAAGTTTTTACCCTGTACAGCCTAATCTTTTTAATAATGTAGATAACAACATAAACGAAAGAATGAATGAAATACATGGTAATAGAAGATCTAACATGTTAGAACTTCAAAATTTTAAAATACATATGACTGTTCCAGGTAGAACAGACATAGAAGTGGGTAGAATGTTAGATTTTAATTTCCCAGATGTTTCACCAAAAGCACAAGAAGACAAATCTGATAAAGGAGATGCATTTTATTCTGGTACTTACTTAATAACTGCTATACATCATAAGGTAACATTAAATAAACACACAATGATTATGGAAATAGTAAAAGATGCCTTAAAGAGAGATGAATGAAAAAAATATTTAATAAAGATGGATTTATTTGGTTTATCGGGGTGGTTGAAGATAGAATAGACCCTTTGAAGCTAGGTCGCTGTAGGGTAAGGATATATGGTTATCATACTGATGATAAGTCCGAACAACCTACTGAAGATCTTCCTTGGGCTGTTCCAATACAACCAATTACATCAGCTGCTACTTCGGGTGTTGGATCGACGCCACTTGGACCAATAGAAGGTACATGGGTTGTTGGTTTTTACTTAGACGGCAATGATATGCAACAACCAACGTTTTTTGGAACAATTAGTACAAAGGCAGCACCGATAGTATTTAAAGAAGTTGTTCCAAACATTCCTTCTAGTCAAGTATCAAATTCTGAAACAGGGGAAACTAAAGATGAAAATAACAACATTGTTAAGGATGCATTAAACAATAAAGTAATAAGCGGAAACACACCGGTACAAGGTGCTTCTGAACCAGAAACTGCCGCTATAAGTTCAGGACTCATACCGTTTAGTGTAGATTATATTAGTGATTATAAAACTACTGAAGATCCAAAAGGTGCTCAATATGGTCTGTTTGCATTAGCATCATTTTTACCTGCAAAGACTCCTGGTGGTGTATCGAGACAATCAGCTAAAAATTCACCATTATCTAGTTTTTTAAAACAATCAGCATTTAGCGTTCAGTTTGCAGGATTGATTCCTGGTACTGAGGAGTTTGACACTAAATGGTTAGAAATTGCTTCGTCAGATGCTTTTTTGTTTGAAAGAGAACAAAAACAATATTTTGAAAAATCATTCTTTAATGGATTTACTTCATCACTTAAAAGAAAAAATGGTCTTGATATTAATAACTTTTCTGGTCCTGTAAAAAATCTTGCATTTTCAACTGCATTACAATCAGGGGCTTCATCTACTTCATTATTTACTAAACCATTGGATGGTAAAACTGTATTAAATAATGAAGACATATTAGATGTAGTAACTGAATATAGAATTAATGCAGCTGATTCGTTATTTAAAACACAGTCTCCAGCATTTATTAACGATATAAAATCAAGTCTTAATTTACAAAAAGCATCTGTCAAAGGACTTTTACCAAAATTAAATACTGATGTATTATCAAGTTTAAAAATTCCAGCCATACCAAGTGTTGATGATTTACAAAATAAAATACCAAAAATAGATGGAACAGAATTACAATCACAAATACCAGACTTACCTGGTGCATTTGATTTAGATAGATAAAAATATATGTCAGCTAATTATAAAATTAATCAATTTAAAGATTTACTCATAGCTAAAGCACAAGGTACACCTGAATTTACCAATTTGCCACCTGTTGCAAGAACTACATTAAATTCAGTTATAGATTCTACTGCTTCATCTTTAACTCCTGGTTTTGTTAACAATGTAGATTTAGAAACCAATTCAGCATTAAATTCAATTGGTACTAATCTCTTGGGACGAAACAATCCTGTAGATGTTGTTAATGGTAATTTGTCTGTCAATGATTTAAAAGATACATTGGCAGGTGGAATTAGTCCGGGATTATCAAATGCTTTAACAGCAAAATTTACTAATGATGTTGTAGATAATTTTACAAATCAATTACCACCTATTTTAAAAAACACATTACCCATAGGTGATATTAAGAATGCTTTGTCTTCAACAGCTGCAGCAGGAATTGATGCTGCAATAGATGGAACAGTACAATTGTTTTCTGGTGAAACATTAGCAAGTAAAATACCACAATTACCAACTGTTCCAAATGTTGGTGATATTTTAGGTAAAGTTCCAACATTACCAACTTTAGGTGATCCATTATCAATCTTAAGAGCTAAAGAAAAAGCAGCAAGTGAAGCTCTCCAAGAAGTCAATAAGAAGTTTGATGAAAAAATTTCTGCCGAAGCAATAAGTGAATCAAAACAATTCAATGTTGATAATGAAGATAATGTAGTTAAAAATAAAGCAGAAAAAGAAGGATTTATAGATAAAAATGCCATATATCCTACAGAAGAATACAAAAATAGATCTGACACAGATAAATTAGCTACAGGAGATATTAACGGAACTATTGTACAACAAAAAGAAATAGATAGAGTTTTTGGTTGTCAACTTCCCGAAGGTGAATATTTTGAACAACCAGAAATACCTTATAATGCTCAATATCCATATAATAAAACAATACATACTGAATCCGGTCATGTAATAGAAATGGATGATACACCAGGTTCTGAAAGATTGCATGTATATCATAAGTCTGGTACATTTATTGAATTGGATCAATCAGGTTCTGTTGTCAAAAGAACATTGGGAAGTTCATATGAATTTATAGATAGAAATAATAAACTCTCTATAGTTGGGGATGATAACATTTCTATAGGTGGCAACATGAAAGTATTTGTTGCTGCTAATGCAATTATTGAAGTTCAAGGGGATACAAATTTAAAATGTTTAAATGATGTAACAGTAGAAGCAGCTGGTAAACTTGATCTATCTGCAACCGAAGAAATAAACTTACGTTCTGCTAATATTAATATACAATCTACAAATTTTACTAACATGAAAACTGAAGGTAATATTTTTGTTTCAGCAAATGTTAGCATTCATAATAAATGTAATAGCACAATGTTTACAGAAACTTTAGATACTTTGAATTTAAAATCAATGAAATCAGCCTTTATTGAAACAGCTCAAGTTTTAAATTTAAAAGCTACTAGCCAAATACTTGCTGATGGCTCTACAATTCAACTTAATGAAGGATTATCATTACCAGCAACATCAGCTACATATGCAAACAATGCTAACATAGGTATGATTGGAACAAGAACACCTATTTTCACAGAACACATACATGATCCTGATATTACTAATTTTACTGATTCTGCATTTATGAACAGTCAAGGTGAAGATTCTGATTTAGATGAAGATGCTGAACAAGCATTAAAGGAGTTAAAAAGTAAAGGACTAACACCTCCTAATACAAGAGACCCAATAGTCAGAGAGTCTGCTTCACCTTCATCAGCTGTCTCCGATATTGTTTTGCCAGATAAATCTTTGTTACTTAAAACGTCTTTTGCTGACAATAAAGCAATATCAAATAAATTTGTATTATCCCAATTAAGTTCTAAAGCTGCATGTTCTTTTAATCCAGTAAGGGCTCAGATGAGTTTGTCATTTGGAGAAATATTATTTAATTTATCTGCAATAGCTTTAAATGTATGTGATCCAGTTAAAAAACTCTTTCCGAGCATGATAGTTACATCAGGGTTAAGATATCCAAAGGCTAATAGTTCTAATACTTCTGATCACTTAAAAGGACAAGCTGTAGATATACAATTTCCTGGAACAAATAAAGTAATGTATTTTGATATAGCTAAAAAATTAGCAGAAAATTTAAATTATGACAAATTGCTTTTAGAGTATCACGATAAAACTAAAAATATGTCTGGTAATCCTTGGATTCATATATCGTTTAAAGCTGATACTAACAGAAAATTGCTTTTTACATATAATAACCAAAGAAAACATAGCTCTGGTTTGAAGAGGTTAGCATAATGCCAGGTATATCAAGAGTAGGAGTAGATACAGCAGGAGGGTTAATAACAGGTCCTGGTGCAAGTACAGTTTTTGTAAATGGGTCTAAAGTATCTTTAAAGGATGATTCAGTTGCATCTCATGGAGTTGGTGTACACGCTGATGCTAAAATGGTTGGATGTTCAGAAACAGTTACAGCAGAAGGAAAAGGTGTTGTAAGAGAAGGTGATGCTGCTAGTTGTGGTCATATAGCTACAGGTTCTTCAGATACATTGGCTGGTTAGGCATAAATAAGGCTATGGCTACTATCAATAGAAACATAAGAAAATATTCTGACTTTAATTTTTTATTTGTAACTCATCCTAAAACTAAGGATTTAGTAAAAATAAACAATGAAGATGCTATTAAGCAAGCAGTTAAAAGTTTAATATTAACTGTTAATTATGAAAGATTATTTCATCCTGAAATAGGATGTCAAATAAATGCACTACTTTTTGAAAATTTTGAGCCCCAAATAGAAAATTTAATGACACAAACAATTGAGGATACCATTAGATTTTTTGAACCTCGTGCTAAACTAACTAATGTTGACGTTAAAGGTAATCGTGATCAAAATGAATTAATTGTTATTATTCAGTTTGCAATAAATAATGTACTGAATTCATTCGAAGTTATAACAACACTTACAAGAGCAAGATAATGACTCAACTAAAATCAGCAGATTTATCAGAATTAGATTTTGATACAATAAAAACAAATTTAAAAGCATTTTTAAAAAACCAAGATGAATTCACAGATTATGATTTTGAGGGATCAGCTCTATCTATATTACTAGATGTATTAGCTTACAATACTCATTACAATGCATATATTGCTAATATGGTTGCTAATGAAATGTTTTTAGATTCAGCTGTTAAGAGATCTTCAGCTATTTCAGCAGCTAAACAAATAGGATTTACACCTGCTTCAGCTCGATCAGCAAGAGCTAAAATAAATGTTACTGTTAACAGTCCTGAAGGAAATCCGGATACACTTACAATTGACGCTAAAACACCTTTTACTGCAACGGTAAATGATAACACATTTTCTTTCTTTAATTTACAAGCAACGACTATAACACCGGTAGCAGGTGTTTATACAGTTAATAATCTTGATGTTGTAGAAGGTGAAGTGGTTAATTTACAATTTGCTTCTGCTACTCCTGGCCCAGATGAAAAATTTGAAATACCTGATCCAAATATTGATACTTCTACATTAAAAGTAACAATACAATCAGCTGCAAGTAATACATCAGCAGTTGCTTTTAATCTTACTGTAGATACAACAAATGTTACGTCAACTTCAAGAGTATTTTTCTTAGAAATGAATCCTATAGAAAGATATGAAATATTTTTTGGTGATGGAAACATAGGTAAATTATTAGAAAATGGTAATATTATTAACGTTGAATATTTGAAATCAACCGGTATTCCTGCAAATACATCTAATAATGCTACTGTTGGATTTACTACACCATCAATAGGTGGATCAACAGATATTGATATTACCACTGTTCAAAATCCAAGTTCTGCAAGTGCTGCTGATCAGTTGACAGATATAAAATTTAAAGCTCCAAGAGTAAATGCAGCTAGAAATAGAGCTGTAACTGCTGCTGATTATAAAGCATTGATTGAAGCAAACTTCACAGATGCTGAATCAGTTGTTGTATTTGGTGGTGAAGATAACAGTCCTCCAAAGTTTGGTAAAGTAATAATATCTCTAAAACCATTTGATGGGTTTACTATATCAACAGATACAAAAAATGCTATTATTGAAGATATACTAAGAGAAAAAAAAGTAATGGCAATACAACCAGAGTTTATTGATCCAGAATTTTTCTTTGTAAATTTAACCGTAAACATTCAATATGATAGCTCAACCACTACACTTAGTGCTGATACTATTAAGGATGCAGTTACAACAGTTATCAATAATTATTTTTCTTCAGATCTTCAAAAATTTAATCAAGATTTTAATAAATCAAAACTTATTAAAAATATACTTGATAATAATGATTCAATTGTTAGTGTTATTATGTTAATTTCACTTCAAAAAAGAAACACAATTACATTGAATACATTAAACACATTTGCTGGGGATGATAAAATTAAATTTGAAAATCCAGTACAGCCAGGAACAATAAAATCGAGTAGATTTTTTCAATTAGTTCAAAATACAACTACATTAGTTAATATGACTGATGTTCCAGACACTAACCCTGCAGATGATAGTGGTACAGGTACTATTGCAATAGTAAACTCTTCATCAGGTGTATTGCTTGAACAAAATTTAGGAAATGTAAACTATGCTACAGGCGACGTCAGTATAGGAGGATTTACACCTACTGCTTTACCTAATAATATTACTGATTTTAGAATGACGTCAGCAGTACAAGAATCTGGTCAAAATATCAGAGCACTAAGAAATCAAATTTTAGTAAGAGATAAAACTATTTTAAATGTAGCTGCAGGTAGAGATGCTGGTTTAACTGTAAACATGACTGCGATTGTACAGTAAATGACAACCACAAGAATAAAAGAAAAAATATCGTCTATAGTTGAACGACAATTTCCAGAGTTTGTTCAAAAAGACTTTATTAAATTTATTGCATTTGTAGAATCTTACTATAAGTTTTTAGAACAAGATCAACATCCTCAAGAAATAATACAAAATTTACAATCATATGCTGACATAGATAGAACTTCAGATGCGTTTGTAAAATATTTTTTAAAAAACTATGCAAGAGATATACCAGAAAGTGTATTAGCTAATAAAAAATTATTAATAAAAAAAATAACAGATTTATATGAATCAAAAGGAAGTACTCTTTCCTATAAACTTCTTTTTAGACTTTTGTTTAATGAAGAAGTTGATGTAGTATTTCCTTATGAATTTGCTTTAATACCTTCTGATGGAACATGGCAGCAAAGAAATGCAATTATAGTTGGTACAACTTCTGGAGATAGAAGTGGATTAACAAATAGATTATTATTAATAGTTGTAGATGGAGTACAATTTTCTATTCCAATTCTTCAAGTAAATAATCTAACAAGTAGTTTAACAGAACTATTTTTAGATAAAAACTTTTTACCACCTTTGTTTACAGCAGGTTCAACAGTTACAGTAGAGGATGCACTTCAAGGTGGTGATGTAATATTTGAAGGTGTAATTGAACAAACTACAACAACTGTTTCAGTTGACTCTGGTGGATCTAATTTTAAAAACGGTGATATATATACTATTGACATTAACGGTGGTGTTGATACAATTATTAAAGTTCAAAATGTTACATCCACTGGTAGTATTTCAGAAGTGGAAATAATTGACTTTGGATATGGTTATACAACAAATAATTCAAGTACAAGTTTTTTAGTTAATATTGACCCAACTGGATCTACAGCATTACCTTCTTCAGATAGACAAATTACTGATAATACTTTAGGGTTTAAAGAAGACGGTGTTATTAAACACACAGGAAACAGTCAGGTTGTTGCTACTTTTGGTTCAAACACCAGTTTTTCTTCTTCTGGAACAATATCTGCACCAAATAATGAAGCTATAATAAAATTTACATTAGGAACTTTAGCAAGATATCCTGGTGAATTTACAACAAACAAAGGATTTTTATCAGAACCAGACTTTAGATTACCAGATGATTTGCTTTATCAGCCGTTTGCTTACCAGACAGTCTCTGGTCTTGATATAAATAACTTTAAAGATGTAGTTTTACAGCTAATTCATCCAGCCGGACAAAGACTGTTTAACAATAGGTTATTAGAAGGTACAATAGATGTAAGTGCTAATGTTTCAGTATTTAATAGAGCTAATCTATTCTTAGAACTTGAAGATGTATTTACTGCTAATGATGCACCATTTGGATTTATTGTTTCAAAAGAATTTGGTGATACTGCTAATGTTATAGACTCTGGTACACTTACTTTAGACTCACAAAACTACTTTGCAGTATCTAGTGGAATAAGTAGGTACCTAGAAAGTGCAGATCCAAAATCTGCTAATAGTTATATAGCTGGTGAAACCGTAGAATTTTAAATTAAAAAATTAAGGATTAAAATGGACGATAGTTTTAATGTAACGGGTAAATTAAGGCTCGAACTAAAAAACATCTCAGGTAACATAGTTGATTCGAGGGAAGTTCCTAACTTAGTAGTAGCCTCTGGCAAAGAACATATAGCTTCTCGTATTGCTAGAGTTGGAGGTATTTTTACTAATACTGGATCAACTCAAGTTGCAAATTTAGATGTTAAAGGTAACATTACGTCAGTAATGAATTGTATTGCCTTAGGTAATTCAACTTCTGTAGTAGTTGTTGGAGATACCGACCTGGAAGGAGCTGGTGGCGTTGAAATGGGCAGAGCTGTATTTAGTGGTATTTCTAGAACAGCAAATGCTATTACTTATACTTCTGTTATAGGGGCTGGAACAGCTACCGGAACAGTAAGAACTGCAGGTATTTTTAATAATGTTGGACCGAATACTGGCAATATGTTATGTAGAACTACTTTTGCTGATTTAACAAAAGGTGGTTCTGATTCATTAACTGTAACATGGATAATAAACATCTTATAATATGTCATTTCTACTCAAGGACGTCATACACAAGACTATAGCTGATTCTATATTCAATGAAATATTTTCAGGTAGGTCAAATTTTTACTTTTACACAGGTAAAGTATCAAAGTACCCTGACGAATCGGTGCCCCCTGCTCCAGATGATACTCAATTTGGTGCAACTGATACAAGAAATAGAATTATTAATGTTAAAAAATTAACCACTAATGATCTTTCTTTTGTTGTTGCAAG